AAAATGAACTATACATTAACGGTATGACAAATAAAGTTGATACTATCAATTCAATAATTGATAATATTGATAATAATGATTTAGATACCGCTAAAGATAGCTTAAATCAATTAAAAGAAGTTGAAGATAAAGTACAACCACAAGTTGAGAAACAACTAGAACTACCCTATGGAGAGGTGTAGTAGAGTATGCAAACGCTACGAAATATCAATCCTGGTGCGTCCTGGAAGACTTCCAGGTGCATAAATCTAGTAAAATCAAGGGTTTTTAAGGGGTTGACATTTAAAGCGATTTGTGGTACTATGGACAACAAATAAAGAAAGAGAGAGAATATTATGTCATTTAATTACGATAAAGAGCGTCTATTTAAAGAATTTGCAGACGCAAAAAACAAAGATATCAAACTATCTAAAAAGAAATTACTAGAAGATAAAGAAAACGATAACTATACAAACAGATTACAGTTTTGTAAAGACCACCAAGAGTTAGAAATAAAACATCCAGAATATTATGAACATGTGAGAATAAATTGGGATAATTTAGTTAAAGCCTATTCTTCTGACAATCCAAGAGACCATTTTTATATGACGGTTTTTGGTATGACTTATGCTGAAAAAATGAGAAAACAAGAAATTGAAAATCCAGTTTGGTGATGAAAAAAAACAAAAAAAAGATGGCAAGTCTATCTGAAGAATTAACACAACAACAGATTTGTAATGATTTCCATGAGTGGACTACGAATCAATTGTTGTCTAATAGTCCTGTATTAGTATTAATGACTATATTAGGACAGACATTAAAAATTATGAAAACTACAATGCCAAGTGCCGAGTATGAGGCAATTATGGATACTGTAAATAATAGTAAAGATAGAATTGAATCATTTAAGAAACCAACAATTAATTAATGAATTATATGACAACATGGAGGACTATAATAATGAAAAAGTTGATGATTATAACTTTTCTTTTATTTACAACTAATGTATTTGCTAATCCAATAAATGACACGGTTAATAATGTCACAAATTGGGCAGTTAATGAGAAGGCAAAAACAATAGCATATCAAAAGAAGAGTTGGGCAGACGCTAAAAAACAATTGGCAGACCTATTTGCAAAATTTGGTTTGAACAAGGTTAAGTAATGCATAACATTGAACAATTTTGTGATAAGATTGATTCTATAAAGAAGATGGCGGATGATTTAAGAAAAACCCCGCCATCTGATTTAGAAGTCAAAAATAAGATTGAGTTAATTCAATTGGACTGTTCTTTGGTTGCAAGAGGTAAAGTTGATTTAACATATGATGAATGGTTAACTGCTAAAAAGAATAAAGTTAATTTAATGCAACCTAATATGGAAGAAATTCAAAAAGTGATAAAGAAAGTGAAAAAAGATGGACTTTAAAAAGAAAATATTAATTGGACTATTTGGTTTAATGTTAACTAACTGTGCTTATGTTGGTGATGTTAAAACTAGGTCTCATAGTGGTGCAGTATTAGGTGCTACTACAACAACGGCGGCTTGTGTCCATTGGATATCAACCGACCCTTATGTAGCAGCTTCATGTGCAGTAGTAGGAGCATTTGCAGGTGCTAATGTAATGTACAATTCAGATTATGATGTACACAATGCAGTATTTGTGGACCATTTAAATACAAGTGGAAATGGTTCAAGTTATACAAATTGGTATAATAGTAAAACAAAAAATAGTGGTATTATCCATGTGACTAGTTCATATTTGGTAGGTCCGTTTAAGTGTAAAGATTATGACGCAACGGTAGATATTACTAATAGTTGGCCTTTAGTTGGTGTTGGCGGTGTTAAAAGAGAAGTTGTCTTTGGTACTGCTTGTCAAACTCCTGATGGACAATGGATTGAGAAACCATAATGGATAATGATAAAATAAAACAATTGGAAAAAGAAGTTAAAGACTTGAAAGAGGAAAAGGAGATTACCAATTCTCAAATAAGAATTAATGATATAGATGAAAACATTTATAACACAAATCAAAGTATTAAAGAATTGAGGAAATATGGATCCAAATAAAGATATGATGAGATATTTAACATGGACAGTTATATTAATAATCTTCTTAATAATGTCAGGAGTTGCTATAGCAACTGAACCAGAAGGTTTATATGATGATTTAAATAAAGAAATATTTGAACCAATTGGAATTATTAAAGTAGAAACTGGTAATGAGAAGTTTGAAGCTGAACTTATTAAAATGACTAAAGAAGATGATAATGTATTGAAGAGTCAAATTAAAGAAAGATGGTTAACTCCAGATGGACAATGGTGCTTTGTGACTATTGTTATAAAACAAGAAGGTGATACCATTACCAAAAAAGAAGAATTACATTGTGCCGATACTAAACACGGCATAACCAAAAATGAAGAAATAGAAAAATTAAAATTACAAATAGAATTAGAAAAAGCCAAGAAACCTAGTTATTGGGCTTTATTTGCGAACTTTTACTATGCTGATATTAATACTCCAGAGTATTGTCGGTATTATAGTAGAAAGGATCATGCTTTTAAGTCGTTCGGAAAAGTATGTTTACAACAGAACGGTGAATGGAAGGTAAAATAATGATTAAAAATTTAATCATAATTGCTCTTTTACTGATTCTTATATATGGAATATCAGGTAGCCAGGCGTTGGAATATGTCCAAACTGGACTTGACTTTCTACAAGAATTAGTTTATAATATGAAGGAGAGTGTAAAACAATGATGAAAAGTATGAAACTTATAGGCGTATTAGCAGTTGCAGGTTTATTATCTGCTTGTGCTGGTTCTAACTATAATATCAAATCAGAAAAATCAGATGTTGTTGACAAAGTACCATCTTGGTACATGGCAGACATTAATGAAACAAAGGCTTGCGATTTAAAAGCTTTTGATAAATCAGATAATGACAAAGAATGTATCTATGGTATGGCGACAGCGGTATCACCTGACCTTAATTTAGCGATAGAGAAAGCTAAGATGCTTGCGAAAGCAGAATTAGCAGATATCATCAAAGGTGAAATGAATAAAAAATCAAAACATTTCATAACTGAATTAGGAAAAACAGAAACGAAAACTATAATCACAGAAGTTGAAAGTGTTTTAGTCAATGTAATTGAGAAGACACAGGTTAGAGGTTATGAGGTCTTTGAACAAGATGTCACTTTAACTACAAACGGTTATTATAGAGCGTGGATAGGGTTAAGATTGCCATTAGGCGAGTTTAACAAAATGTATAATTATTCAATTATACAAGCAGTTGACTCATATAATCTTAAAGAAAAAGCAGAAAAAGCTTTTGAAGACCTAGAAAAGTCAGAAAATGAATCAGGTACATAATATAATTATTTATAGCAAAAATAATTGCTTATATTGTACGAAGGCGAAGGCCTTGTTAAAAGGCCTTGGTCTTGAATATCAAGTGAAGAGATTAGAAGAATTTGCTTCAGTAGATGATATGATTAAAGATATTGGTAAAAAAGTTAGAGCAATGCCACAGATTAAGATTGATGGAAAAATAGTTGGTGGTTATAACCAACTCATTGAATATTTTGCTGATAGAGGTAGAGTAAATTATAAAGGCGAAATAATACATGAACAAGGATGATGATAAGAAAAACAAGAAAAATAATATAATATTATTTCCTCAAAACAGAATTGTAAATAAACAAACAGCTTCAAAAAAAATTAATGATAAAGAACACCAAAAAATTGTTGAAGAACAAACAAGAGAATTTGTGGAAGGTAATGTTGATGACATTGCTTATTCACTACTAGATAAATTTGTAAAAATGGGATTAAGAACAGATAAATTAACATTTACAGCTGACCTTGCATTGGTCATTGACTCAATACGAGGCTTAATATATAGAGATTTTAATAAGAAACACCCAGCACAGGTATTAGTAGATAAAATGGTTTCTATTAATATGTTTGGTAAGAATAAGAGTGCTAGATTGAATTATAATGAGTTGTTAGGAATAAATCATAAAAAACATAAACCACTATCAAAGGATGTTGAAGATGAATTAAAAGATTTATCCGATATGGCAGGTTTAGAATTTTCACCAGATATGAAGTTAGATGGTGATGATGATAATATCATACCACCACCTTGGAACGGTAATGATGATAAGAAATAGTTTAATGATATTAGCAATGCTTACCTTAATTGGTTGTGGTGCTAATAAAGAAAAACCTACACTAGACGCAATGGGTAAATTTTTTGATTGCTTAGGCGACAGTACCAAGTGCGATAAGTTGAAGGAAGAAAAGAATTAGGATGACAAACTACATTTGTACGATTTGTTTATCTAATAGTTGGAGAACTTTAAACTCAAATTGTGAGGAGGTTAAACATAATGTTTAATATTTTTAATAACAAAGGAGATGAAGATATGGCTAGAGCTAAAACTTCAAAAACTCAAAAGGTTCTAAACCTTTTGGAAAAAGGTGAATCAGTTTCTTGGAAGACTTTAAGAAACCGTTTTGACCTAACTTCGCCTAGAGCGATGGTTGAAAAGCTAAGAGCACAAGGACATATGGTTTATGTAAATAAATCAGCGTCTGGTGTTTCTTACAGAATTGGAGAACCAACAAGAGCGATTATCGCTGCTGGTATCCAAAAACTTTACGGCAGAAATAACTACGGTTATTCAAGAGCGTAAATTAAATGACGGTGTGAGGCGGAGAAATCCGCCTCCACTTTACTCACATTAAGGAGAAGAAACAGATGACCCAAGATGAAGAACAAAAAAGAGCAGAAGCAGCGAGTTATGAAAACGAAACCCAACTTAATAGAATGGTTACTATTCCTTTAAGAGAATATGACAAGTTAAAATCTGAACAACACTTCATTAAAGACAAAGCTTTAATAGATATTATTGACAATATTGAAAGACTAGTTAGAGCATTAAGAAAACATATTGTAAGAACAGATGTAGAATGAAAATAAAAGTTAATAAAAAGGATTATCAAAATATAGCAGATTGTATCAGAAGTGACCAAGTACCAGCAAGTGCTGTATTTGAGTATTTTAGTGACGAGCTGTTTTACGCTTGGTATAAGAAGAAATATCTTGTATAAATATAAGCAACGATATGAATAAAAAAGGAGTAAATTATGGCAGATGATAAACACCATCCGAGTATAATGTCCAAAAAGTCTATGGAGGCTGTAGCTGGAACCGCTGGTTCTGGTACAACATTGTTTTCAGAAATTTTTACACAGGTTAATAATGCAAAAGATAAACCTAAAAAAGTAGAAATTTTAAGACAATATGACAACCAACCATTAAGACAACTTTTAAAAGGAGCGTTTGATCCTAAAATAGAATGGGATTTACCTGACGGTGACCCACCATTTATAGCAAATCAAGCCCCTTTAGGAACTGAACACGGTTTATTGAGAAATGAAGCTAAGAGATTGTATTACTTTGTAAAAGGAGCTAATAACAAACTTACTAAAACTCAAAAAGAAACTATGTTTATTCAAACTTTAGAAGGTCTACATGCAGATGAGGCTAAAGTTTTATTAGGTATGAAAAACAAGTCCCTAAATAAAATGTATAAAGGTTTGACAGAATCAGTTGTTAAGGAAGCTTTTGGTTGGACAGATAACTTTGTTCGTCCAGAACAAAAATAGAACATATTTTCTATAATCCGTTGTGGGACAACGGTTATAATCGCTTGACAAATGATACAAAATGTTGTATCCTGGTGTCAACGATTAAATAAATATAGAAAGAGAGAATATATTATGAAGAAAGTGATTTTTATTATTGTAATTTTGTTTGTTTGGATATGTGGATTATTAGCATTTAATCCTACTATTGCAAAAGCAAACGATTATAATAGTGCAGTTGTTGGGCATGTTATTACTGAAACAATTAAAGGTACAGACATAGACCACGCAGCTATACTAGAGAGTGAAATGGAAAAAATAATGTATGCATTGGCAGTTGAAATGAGTCTGATAATGCAAAAACATTTACCATTTATACTTGAAGGTTTAGCTAAAGAAATAAGAGATAAATCTGACTTAGCATTTAAATGTGAATTGTTGAAAGATTCAAAAATTAAGGACAAGGATTGTAAATAATGATTGAATTTTTATTAACCATTCCTAAAGAACTTCAAGTTATAATACCAAGTTGTATTGTAATCGGAGTATGGTATGGATGGAATACCAAGACCGGAGAGATAAATGGCAACAAAAAGACAAAAAAGATTAAGAGTTAGAAAACTAGTTAAGAATGATGTTCTATCATCTACTAGAAAATATAAAACTACATACAAAGATATTAAAATATGGTTTTCAATCATTGATAAACATATATTTGATAGTACACTTTCTCCATTTAACGAAATTCAAATTAAAAACATTAATAAATGTATAGGTCAAGTTGTTATACACGATTGGAAAAGAAAAGGTACAAAACAATTTCACCTTGAAATGCAAAAATTTTATAAAAACAAAAAACAATTTGTGGATACTTTAGCACATGAGTGTGTACACCTATATCAAATGCAAAATCTAGGCGATACAGGTAATCACAATGATTTATTTTATAGTTATAGACCGAAATTAAACCAAATTGGTTTAAATGTCTAAAAAGGGGAACAATTATTATGGGAATGCGACAAACAAAAGAATTAGACCATTATCTTAAAAGAATTATAGATTTGGTACCTGATAAAATTAAAAACTTCATAGATGGAAATGAGAAGTCTATGGTCTATTATACTGGTAGTTGGGCAAAAGATATTTACGACAACTATACAGAAAAACAATCCCAAAAAATATTTAAAACTATGGATAAATTTAATGATAAAGTTATGTTTTTTCAAAGAAGAAATAAAGATATAAAAATAGGCACTTGGTCGGAGTATGGTGAAAATCCACCTCAATCTATTGCCAATTATGATTATATAGTAATGAGGAAACAATGAAAATGCCAAAAAAAGGATTAATTAAAAAGTGGACTATAATAACAGTTATAGGAGCCATGGCCATAGCCGGTGCTTTTGCTTATGGAACATTTAAACCAAATTATATTATTAAAAAAAATATGAAAGAAACTCTTGAACTAGAACATGCCAAATGGGCAAATAGTTTAGGTTTACACTCTCCAGATATGAACTACACCAATGGAGTAGAATTTATAGGTGAGTTGAATAAGTGTGTTGATTATTTAAATTTTACAACACCACCACATGAAAGAGTACCACTTGAAATGTTGGTTGCTCAAGCAGCATTAGAGTCTGCCTGGGGTAAGAGTAGATTTGCTGTAAAAGCAAATAACTTATTTGGTATTAGAGTATTTAAAAAAGAAACCCCACATTTATTGCCTTTAGGTGTTGATAAGTGGCCAGGTTGGGGAGTTAGAATTTTTGAAACAAAATGTGATAGTGTAAAAGAATATTTAAGAATATTAAATACACATCCAGCGTATATTGATTTTAGAGAATTGAGAAATCAAATGTTAAAGGCAAATAAACCTTTAGACGCTAAAAAATTAATTAAAACTTTAAAATCATTTTCTACAACAGAAGATTATGATATGAGAGTTATTAATATGATGAAAAAGATTAACAAGGCTTTAAATAGTTTAGAGGAGAAAAAGGATGAGAAAGTTCTTCCAGAAGATAAACCATAGTATATGTTTGGAATAATATTAGTTTTATTTACCGCTATATCAATATCAGTAATTGCAGCTGGGTATAGTATTATAGGTTTAGCAGCTCTATTTTCTGGTGCTACGATAGCAATTGTTGCTATGGGTAGTGCTTTAGAAGTTGGTAAGTTAGTTGCTGCTAGTTGGTTGTATAATAATTGGAGAAATCCATTATTACCTAAATCAATAAAAGTATATTTAACGAGTGCTGTTATTGTTTTAGTATTTGTAACCAGTATGGGTATCTTTGGGTTCTTATCCAAAGCACACCTAGACCAAATGAGACCTGAAGGTGATAATGCAGTACAAATACAATTAATAAATAAACAGATATTACAAGAAAATGTTGTTATAGATAGAGCGGAGAAGACATTAGATTTATTAGATAAAGCATTAGAGGTTTACCTAGATAAAGAATATGTCAGTAGAGGTCTTAAAGAAAGAAAAAAGCAGAAAGAAGAAAGAGATTTTTTAAATAATGAAATAAGAGTTGCAATGGATACTATTGCAAAATTGACAGTACAAAAAGGTAATTTAGAAATAGAACAATTAAGAATAGAGGCAGATGTAGGTCCACTTAAATATGTTGCAGAACTAATATATGGTGATAATGCAAAAGACCATTTTGATGAAGCAGTTAGAATAATTATTATTGTATTAATATTTGTATTTGATCCATTAGCGGTCTTGTTATTAATTAGTGCGAATATATCCATAAGGAGTAGAAGACTTGAAAAAGATAACAAAGAAAAGAAAATCCAAAAAGATTTCCAGAAAGAAGCTACTAACGCAAAAGCTAGAGCGAAAATTTTACGAGATAGAGAAAAAGTTTATTCGGATTTTTTTACAAAACTAGGTAAAAGAGAATTAAGGAATAGAGATTATGAAGAATTTTTTAGAACAATGGGTACAGAAGAAATGAAAAAGCTAGGTTTGGATCCTGATGAAATAAGACTAAAATTAGACCAGATTATGGAGTGGAACGACCGAGATATGGAGAAGGTTAAAATAAGATATACCTAGAAGTAGAGAATAAGAAATGAGAAATATAGCAATACTATTATCACTATTACTTTTAAATGCATGTGGTACAGCACCAGGGTTTTTAGCAACTAGTACAGGTGCGTATTCAGAATATAAAGTGACTTCACTTATTAAAACAGGTACAGATTTAGCATTATCAGCAGCAGATTTACCTACAACTAACGATTGGGCTTTATCAAAGATAACAGGTTATAATTGTAAAGTTAGTAGAGCAGTTAAAGAAGGAGTTGAATATATTTGTAAAAATGTGGAAGTACACCCACCTACAAATACGGTCATTGACAAAGATGAAAAAAAATGATATTATGGTACTTATGAATACACATTTACGAGATTGCCCTAGATGTGCTGATAGAATGATTAATCAGGCAGAAAAAGCATTAGGCAGGTCAGAAACAGAATGGGCAAAGAACTTTTGGTATGGAGTATGGCAGAAGTTAATGACAAAATATAAAAACAAGGTCACATTACATTAATATGAGTGACTTTTATACAGAATATATGAAAAGACAAAACAAAAGAAATAAGTTTGAAAGAAAACTAGATGAATATAATCATACAATGGAATTGGTTAGAACAATTCTTCCAGTTGCGATTATAGTTCTACAAGTTATTATATTGATAAAGATATTTTAATGAAAGACATAACTAAAGAAACAATTAAGATATTGGAAGAAAATAAACTTACCAATATCCATACACCTGAAGACCAAATAAAATCACATAAGGTTGGTGAAGTAGTACCACAAGATGATATTGAAAAAAATATTAAGTGGGTTTTGGAAGAAAAAGTAGGTCCTACTGTTGCTCAACACAATGGTAAGATAGAATTTGTATCATATAAAAAAGGAGTATTAAAATTATTAATGGCAGGTGCCTGCTCTGGTTGTGCTATGTCTAAAATGACTTTACATCAATTGTTGGAAAATATGCTGAAACATTATGTACCAGAAGTACATACAATTGAAAGTGAAGATGACGAAACAGCAGAAGAACAAGGATATAATCCTTGGTCAAAAGGAGATTTTGTAGAATGAAAAAAATTTTAACAGCAAATTATTTGCTTAGTGGAAAAGGGATCTATCTGACTTCAGAAAAAAAATGGGTTGAAAATTTAGCGAATGCTGCTGTATTTGATAATCAAGAAGATGCTGATAATGCTCTAACATTTGCAGATACACAAACAAACAAACTACAAAGTGCATATTTAATTGATGTGATACTAACATCAAACGGCAAACCAAAACCCATATCCAATCAAGAACTGATCCGTGCAACTGGTCCCACAAACTACTTTCATGGTAAGCAATCAGAAAAGAACTGAAAATGACGAAAAAGAAGATAATAAAATATAATAATAAATCATATACCTTTTATAGGGACGAAGATGGACATATTCATCCAGAAGGTGAAGATTATGAATCAGTAGAATATTTAATTGAGAATAGAGAAGCTGTGGTAGAATATATTGTAAAAAAAATGAATTACAAATTACCAAAGAAAGAAATTTGTTGCTTGTGTAATAGAGAAGTGAAAAAAGAGAATTTAAAAAAATATAATAAGATTGTAGAAAAATATGGCCTTTATGTGGAATAAAATAATGTATAACTGTATCTATCATTGGATAGAAAAAATAGCCAGCTCAATAAGTGTGTGGGCTTGGCATAAAAGAGTTAAACTTTTACGAAAAGAACAAAACAGCAAAAGAACAAGGATATAATCCTTGGGTACAAGAATAATGCCAACATATACTTTTGAAAATAAAAAAACAGGTAAACAATATACAGATATTATGACCATTGCAGAAATGGAAACATATTTAAAGAAGAATAAACACATTAAACAATGCCTTAATAAGATAAATATAGTAAGTGGTGTTGGTGGTATGAAAACTGATAGTGGTTGGAAAGACAATATATCAAGAATTGCAGAAGCACACCCAACTAGTCCATTAGCAGACCAACATAGAAAAAAATCTATAAAAGAAATAAAGACACAACAAGTCTTGCAAAAACATAGAACTAGAAGAAAAGGGATAAAGTAATGGCAAAAGATATACCAGATTACATGCGTGGTTTTGATACAACGGATGATTGGGGTATGACACCTGTATCATCTACTCCGGATAAAACACCTAGTGTTGATCCTAAAGTAGTTGAAGATAGTAAATTAGAAATATCCAAAGTTAAGTCAGATGTTACCGATATCAAAAGTATGATGAGCGAAATTATGCAAATTGTAAATGATAAAGAAACATTGACTAAAGAGATTAGTGATGAAACGGTAAAAGCAAGATTTAAAGATATTGAAAAGATTGTATTGCCGTTTTTATATAATTTACAAAAAAGTGATGAACCTTATATACATTGGCCGAATAGGTCGCCTATCATAAAAGCACAGATTGAAAAATTATTAAAACTTACAAGGGGGTGATTTATGTCGCTTAAGGCGAAACATAAAGAACTTAAAAAGCAAGTAAATGAAGTTGAGATACAAAGACAGATACGAAGAGGTCCAAAGAGTTGGGCTGATTTAAGAAATCTAAAAAAAATGAAGTTAATAGCAAAGGATAAATTAAATGCAATTAAGTCCAAATTTTAGTTTAAAAGAAATGACCGCCAGTCAAACGGCTGAGCGTAAGGGTATTGATAACAACCCTAGTGAAGACCATATGGATAATTTAAAAGCAGTATGTGAAAATGTATTGCAAAAAGTTAGAGACCATTATGGCAAAGTTGTTTCAGTATCAAGTGGATACCGTAGTCCTCAATTATGTGTGGCAATTGGTTCATCAACCAATAGTCAGCATGCTAAGGGGCAGGCATCCGATTTTGAAATATATGGTGTACCTAATGCTGAGTTGTGTAAGTGGATCGCTGATAATTGCGAATATGACCAATTAATATTGGAATATCACAATTTAGACGAACCGAATAGCGGATGGATACATTGTTCTTATAGGTCAGATGGTGAAAACCGAAAACAGATATTAAGAGCATATAAAAAAGAAGGGGGTGGTACTGCTTATACGGAGTACAATCCTGAATGAAAGCACGATAGGGAGAAGTTGAGGAGCGACCCTGGTTTAATAAATGACCATTTAATGTTATATAGGTCAAACTAGACTTGACAAAACGCTCAGAAAGTGGTATAGTAAGAATATGATTACAAAAGTTGATACATTAGGAAGTTTGAACTTCGGTCCATATGTGGCTTATTTTGATGTACATACAGAACTGTTAGAAGGTCTTTTATCAAGAGGTAAAAAACTAGAACCAGGTTCTGCTAATAGAGATTTAGCAGGTGTATTGAAAGACCAAAGAAATTATACTATGGAAGATAAAGAATGGTTTATAAAACAGTTTCAACCATATGTAGATGAATATGTTGAAGGTCAATGTAGATTTGTGTGGCAACAATATTCAGAACCAAACTTTACAAAGAAATATCATTTGTTAGGTTTATGGATTAACTATATGAAAGAAAGAGAATATAATCCTGAACATGTACACCGTGGAGCAATAACTTGGGTTATATA